CTCTAATTGTACTTGTTCTTGTGCCATTAAACTTATGTGTTCTAAAATATTTTTTTGTATTGCACCCATTATTGCAGGATTATTTCTAACCATATTAGTTGACATAAAATTTAAGTGTGCAGTTATGTGGGCTCTATGGTCTTGGCCTGGAAAAGCTTGAAAAGGTTTACCCGCAAGAGCATTTATATGCTCCATACTAGGATCCATTGGTGCTGTCGGTGCAGGTGGGGGTAAAACTGCATCTACATTTTTAACACCTATGGCCTCATACATGTTTCTGTAAACTTGATACAAGTTATGTATATTGGGATTAGATGTTGCAAGTTGTAACTGTGTTTGTGCTAAAGTTATTCTTTGTGACATTGAAAATATATTAGGGTCTGCAACTGGTATGACATCTATTCTATCATCAAAGTCTGCTTGTTTAATATTTCTTGCACCACCTACAACGTCATATGGATATTCTGGTGGTAAGTATTGTGATACAACTTTAGATAATAATTTAAACTCATCTTTCATAGCTGCGTAACATCTTTTATGTATAGCGGACATTACTCTTGAACCACGCTCAAGAAGTGCAATAGTTGTTCCAACAGCTGCAGCTTGGTTACTATCTCCTACTTGCATATCAGCTATGGCTGCAAACCTTTGACCTGCAGATACAACTACACCTAATAAATTTAATAAAGTTTGTGATGGCTCTTTATACGGCAGAGGAAAGAAAGCATCTCTTAGGTTACCACCTGGTGCATCTACATCTTTAAACTCACCTGGTTGTATTGGTGATGCTTCATCTCTAACTCTTACACCCCTTTGTTTAAATCCTGCAGGTAAGTTGGATAATGTTCCTGCATCCAATAATTGACGGAGAGCAGCTGTTGCTGTTCTGCTCAATCCGCCAATCATATGTATCAACCCAAAGCCATAAAAACCAAGTCCTGGCAGAAATTTGAAATGGACGAAATATTGGATTTTATTTTTCTTTAGATCATCGGGCGCATAGTTCCTTCTTATAGAGAGAACTGTTCGGCTACCTTCTTCTACAGTTACTATGTAGGGTAATTTTATTCCTGTTGCTTGACCTTGACTATCAACGTCTTCAAAACCTTCTAAGTCTAAATTTACATGACACTCTAACAAAGTATAAATTGTTTCTTGTTTACCAGATTTTTTAGTGCCATCTAACTCACGCTCTTTTTTCTCTACAGAGTTTTGCTCAACACTACTTGGTGGTGCTAACTCTATGTCAGTATAAAAACCATTTACTTGTTGTTTTCTTAATTCATTCTCAGATATTTTAACAACGTGTATTACAGCTTCTGCATCTTCAATTGAAGTTGCAGTGTAAGGCACAATTAATTCATCTGCGGGTACGAATTTAGATACAACTCTACCTAGTGGTACATCGTAGTAAACTTTTTTAAATGTAGAACCTGCAAGTGGTAGGTGAAATAACATAGAATCAAACTCTTCTTCGTATTCTTTCATTTGATCCATGATTAAATAATTCATGTAATCTTTTACACGTTGTGCTTGTTGTTCTGTTTGTGAACTTTTAACTCCTATAATTTGTGTTCTTACAGGTCCATCACTTGGTAATAATTCTTTGTAAGCTTGTGCTTGAAACTGTGTTACAGCTTCAGCTAAAACAGGATGTGTTGCACCACTCGCTCCTTGAAATGGCTCTGTTCTATTTTCATATTTAAATCCTAATAAATCTAAACCTTGAGTATAAGATTGTTCCCAATCTTTTCTTGACGCTTTGTAGTCCATGTAATTCTGAACCATGTCAGAGCCAATAGGATCTAAAATATCTTCAGGTAATATGTCTGCTAAGTTATCAAAATGATTTTCTGTTCCAGGTATATTTATTGAACCTGGTTCAAAGTCGATAGTTGCTCCACCATCATCCTCTGGTATTACTTCTACAGGTGGTTTTTCTATGATTTCTTCTTGCTCAACAACTTCTTCAGCTGGTAGCTTGATTTCTGCTCTTACTTCGTTGGGAAGCGATTTGTCTATTTCTGCCATTTAATTTCTCCAGTCTAAAGCTTTTAACTTGTTTTAAAGGAACATTCAACCCTTGAGGGTTAGGTCCACGTAAAGGTGGTATTGTGGTTGTTAGTTTCTTTACCATTATATATCTCTACTGCCTCCTGGTAAAGGTCTATCAATCATGCCACCGAAAGCTTTTGGCTGTGGTTCATCTACAAATAGCTGTTGTTTTCCTCTAACAGTATAAAAGTCTCCAGGTTTCATTATTTTAATTTTGTCTTTAGATGTAATTAATCTAGGTATGAAACCAATATATTCTTGTGTAAAAGGTTCGTTATATAAATAACTTTTTGGTGTTGCAGTAAATACTTTATTTTCTAATCCAGTTAATGAATCTCTACCCGTTCCTTGAATAACAACTGGTATTTGATCGTAGCCTAACTCTTTAAAAGCTATGGCTCTATGAATGCCCTCTTGACCACTTACAGCATAATTTTGTCCATCTTTTTTAACATATAAATATGGATAGTTAGCTAATTCTTTTCCCTCTTTAAGTAAATTTTTAATATTATCTGAGTTTACTTTAGAAAGTTTTGATTGTTTTTCAGGTCTAAATCCTTTAGTTAAATCTAAATATTCTTGTGGAGACATATAAACTAATTGTGATTCAGTAAAATTTTCAAAACTATTTGCAGCAGCGCCAAAATGTTTATCAGCTTCAACAAGTTTTGGTAAATTTTCAACTCTTAACTTTGGACGTTTTTCATTAGCTTTTGAAATTACATTATTATAAAATTCATTAGTCTCTTTTAAATACTCCATAGCTTCTTTATCTTCAGGATTTTTTTCTTTAGAAATTTTTTTCTCAAGTTCTCTTGTTGCAAGATTTGTTAAAATCTCTCCTCCAACATCTGGACCTTTAGGTGGTTTTTTTTGCGGTGGCTTTTCTTCTTCAATAGGACTTGGAGGATTATTATCTCCAATACCTCTTTTCTTAAACATGTTAGCTAAAGCTAAACCTATTCCTGCTCCAAGTGGTGCTTCTATGATTGGTAGTCTTCTTTCAGCATCTGGATCTCTTTCAGGAAAACTTGGATTTAATGTTAATATACCTTCTGCCATTACTCACCTAACATTCTAGCTAAACCACCACTAGCAAAACCATACTGACCACCTCTTCTATCTTCTCTAGCAGTTTGTCTTGGAGAGGATGTTGTTGTGCCCCTAGGACTTTGTCCTTGTTTTGTTGGAGCTGAGAAACCACCAGTGGTTGGTTTTGAATCACGACCCGTAGGTCCAGGTGTTCCAGGTTTCCTAGTTCCTGTAACAGTTGTCGTTGGTTTTGAATCTCTTTGATTTTGAATATTTTTTAAAGCTCTTTTTCTAGCCTCTTCAATTTGTCTAGCACGGTCGGCTTTTAGGTTCATCATAAGAGGATTAAAAGCAAGATTTGGTTTTACTCCATAGTCTCCCATTATCTCATCGTATAATTGTTCTGTGGTTGTGCCTGGAAGTTTAAATGCTCCTTTAATATTACTTAAATTATCTTTTAAAAATTCACTGAATGCTTCTTTTTTTGTTAAGTTAGGATCCATAAGACCTTTTGCAAGATCTATAACTTCTTTTCCAAAACCTAAACCAGCCGAACCTATAGCGCCCGAAGCATATGAAATAGGTCCTAGTATGGGATCTTTGTATGCACCTTTTCCTAAAGTCTCTGCTAATAAGTTTGCTGCAGCTTGGTGTCTAAAGTCAGATGGTACTCCACTTGCTGCATCAAAGGATCCTGGAAAGTCAGTTTGAATACTACCTATACCAGTTAGATCATCAATTCCTTTTTGAATATTAAATTTTGCTTTTTGAATATTAAATTTTGCTTGATCAGCTAAGTCTTCATATTTCGTGCCATCTTGATAATTAACACGGCCACCTTTAGCGAGTGAAGTTATACCACCTTTGGAAAATTTTTTAGAAATACCTAATGAGATATTTTTAGTATCAGGATCATACATTACTCTTCCTGATAAACTGTCATCATCACCACCATATCTAATACCTATTTTTTTTCTATTATCATCAAAACTAGCTAAACCTAATTCTTGGTCATCTTTTTCAATTCTATTTCTAAAATCAACAAAACCAAATTCTCCTAATAAACCTATCTTATCTGTAATTGGTAAATCTAAACCCACTATTAAATCAAAAAGTTGTTTCTCTTGTGTTATACCCTCTGGTGCTCCTTCTATTTGTTGTTTTTCTGTTTTAGTAAAAAAAGGAAGTGGATCACCATATTTATCAAACTTTGGTATAATTTTAACTACGTCAGATAATTTCATTAATAATAATTCCTTTTAGGTCTTGGTTCTTTTTGATCTATGTAATCTTCAGGGTGGTCAATCAATCCACCTTGTCTAAAACGCATGATTGCCTGTGTTGTACTATCAACCAAGTCATCATGATCGCCATATGGGAACGCTGCACATTCCTCTATGACCTCCTCGGCAAATTTTTGCTCTGGAGCCCATATCATACCACTTTCAAACAAAGGTGCAACCGCATTTACACGAGCATGCTTGTCATTTCCTTTGGAGGGGCTAAAGTTCACGACTGGTATATCCATTTTTCTAAGCTCGTATGTCAAAGGTAAACCTGATGCTTTTGCCTCAACAATCACTGTTTCAGGTTTCCAATACTCGTATTGTTCAAGGGCTAATCTTCTAAGTTCTGGAAACTCGTACCGTCCTTTGATAGCATCTAATAATATTAAATTAGCACCCTCATCCTCTGATGGATAAAATACTCCCCATGTAGTTATGGCACTATAATCCGCCGTTTCTTTTTTAAGAAACGCTGTGTCGTAAGATTGTATTACATGTTGTAACTGTGGAATATCCTCCGATGTATAAGTTCTCCACCACTCACGTTTTAATATTGCTCCTTCTTCAGCTGTTGGGTTCTGCATCCACTGTGCGTTCCATTTAGCAACAGGCAAAGTTGCTTTTACTTTTTCCAGTTCGTCTTGCTTCCAATACTCAGGCCACACTGGTCCATGTTCCATGATTGCTGGAAACTCAACCACGTGCCATTGATCAGCTTTAGCCTCGCTTTGATTTTTAACGAGCATACCCGTTAGATCTTTAGTAGACCAACGTGTCATAACTAAAACTATCTTACCACCAGGCTGCATCCTTTGTCGTGGGCCAGAGGTGTACCACTCATAGGCTCCCTCTAATGCGACTTTAGACATTGCATCTTGCTCTGAGTGTGGGTCGTCTATGATTAATAGATCTGCACCACGACCCGTGATAGCACCACCAACACCAGCTGCAAAGTATTCACCACCATCTGATGTCTCCCAACGTCCTGCTGCTTTACTGTCCTCTTGTAATCTTGTTTTAAAAATTTTTGAATAGTCTTCACTGTCTATTAGGTTCTTAGCTTTTCTACCAAACCTAATTGCTAGTTCTCCTGTGTGCGTTGCTTGAATGATCTTGAGCTTTGGATCACGGCCCACCATCCATGCTGGTAGCAAGTATGATGCAAATTCTGATTTTGTATGCCTAGGTGGCATATTAATTATCAGGCGGTTTATTTCACCCGTAGCTAATTTATTAAATTTATCTGCAATGTGTCTGTGATGCGAGCCTTCTATGAAATCTGGCCAAACACATTTGACAAAAGATAAGAAATCATTCTTAGCCTTATTCTGTATCTTTTTTTCAGCATGTAATACTTGAAGTTGTCTAAAGGTTTTTCGGACATCTGCAGGTAGTTTACTTATGTCTACATTATTCAAATTCATTTAAAATTTTGCAAAATTTTTTTGAGGTTACTATACCTAATGAAAACGATTTTACCAACTATAACAGTCTAAGTCTTAGCTATAGCTAGCTATATTAGGATCCCTTTTTGCGTTTTGGGGGGGTCGGTGTCGTTTATTTTTTAATTTTTGGCTTTTGTTTAGGATCCCTTGACCATGAAACACGGCTCAAGAACCTTAAATTATTAGTAGTGATAATTTATGACTATCAATAGTAATCACAAAGAATTAAAAACTTTCTTTATATCTTCATATCCTTGAGCCAATGGCCTTGATTTATAGCCCATGTTTAAAAGTTCATGGATCTTGGAACCCTCAAAAAGTTTCGGGCGTCTCGGATCTTGCCCCTTAACACAGATAAAAGTATTCTTAGGGTGTTTGTAATGGAATGCAATTTGATGGGGTGAAAAAGTAATTTTATTACCTTTTGAAACTTTTAACTCTAATGTGAAAAAGGTGCAATTATTATTATAGCCCAATAGATCTGGAGTACCAAATAAACTATTGTTTTCAATTCTAATCCAACTAATTTGATTAATATTCTTTTTAATTTCGTTATAAAATTTACTTTCATTCTTCATTAATTTTTAGAGTAACAAGTGTATTTAAAATACAATTATTAATTGATAATTTCATATAGATTAAATGTTGCATATTTGCAACAGGTCCTGGTATTTTTGCAACACTTTTGGCCTACAACTATGAATTGTATATTATTTTAAATTAATTGTTGACTTATATTCTTTATAGTATAGGATAATCCTATTAATAAACGAAAGGATAACATGACTAATAAACACGAACCACAAATATATGTAGCTTGTTTGGCCGCATATAATAACGGACACTTATACGGAAAATGGATAACACCAAAAGCGGATAGAGACGAACTAGAAGCGCAAATAAAAGAAGTTTTAAAATTTTCACCAGTTGCGGGTGCTGATGAATGGGCTATTCACGACTATGACAATTTTCCAAATTTGGGAGAGTATCCAGATTTAAATAAATTAATACAAGTACAGGAAGCAATAAACGAACATGGAAAGCATGTTGTTCATGCTTTTTTGGAAAATTGGAGCGTTGAGGATTTGGATCATATTCAAGATGCTTACTATGGAACCTATGACAGCTTTAGCGAATTCGCGCAACAGTTAGCAGAAGACACCATTGAAGGCTTAAATGATAATTCAACCCTTTCAAGATATTTTGATTGGAATGCATGGGAGAGAGATTTAGAGTATGATTTTCACGAAGGCGAAGGCGAAAATGGTACTTCAATAATATTCAATAACAATTGGTAATAACACTTGACAGGGCTATCCTATATTATAGGATAGTCCTATAAATAAATAGAAAGGATAACATGACAATAACAAATCAAGAAATGCTAAATTTAGCAAATACAATTAGATCACAAATCCACCCAACTATTTTGATGTGTGCAGCATCTAGAAATTTTGGAGCTTTTGAAAATGCAAAAGGGCTTTATGGATTGCAATTTAATATCAGTAACACTTCAAAATATAAATATGCAACAGTTAGAATTGTTTTAAATGGTTGTGATTTATATGACATTGAAATTAAAAATGTTAGGGGTCGAATTGTAGACACTAAAAAAGATATTTATAATGATCAATTAAATGAAGTTTTAGAGGGTATGTGGGAAAAAGAAGAAACTTTAAAAAGATGGGATAATAAAATTCCAACTTTTAAAATAACTCATGTATAAATTAAACTTGACAAGGGCTATCCTATATTATAGGATAGTCCTATAACAAAAAAAAGGATGAAATAAAATGGAAAAATGGTTCAAAACTTTATCAATAAAAGAATTGTCAACATGGGTTAAAAATTTTGATAATTCAACTCTTAACCAACTTTTAAATGATCAACCAAGTGAGGAAGATTTAAAAACGGCTAAAAAGATATTAAAAAATAAAAGAGCATATTTAAAAAGACAAATAATGGAAGATACTCATATTTCTTTTAATTAGATCGAAACACCCTCAATTGGGGGTGTATTGGGGTAAATCCTCAACTGATGAGATCAGAAACAATTATAGAAAGGATAAAATAAAATGGGATATACAAACTATTGGACACAAAAAAAACCTTTTAATAATAAACAATGGAATATTATTAAAAAAGAATACGACTACATCAAAGAAAATTTTTCAGATGATGACGGAATAATAGAAGACCAAACAGAAAAATCAGATGAAATTATTTTCAATGGTAAATCAAAAAATGATCTAGATCATGAAACTTTTGTTTTAACAAAAAATTTTAGAGAACCTTTTTATGATGGGGATGATGTAAAATTTAATTTTTGTAAAACTGCAAGAAAGCCTTATGATCTCGCAGTTTGGCATTTGTTAACATTTGTTAAAATGATTGCCCCCAACTCAATCGATATAAGGCGAGATGGTTGGTATAATGGAAGAAAGGAGAACGATTAAAATGACATTTGAAGAACATTTTAAAAGTTTAATTGCGGATCTCAATAATAGATTTCCTCAATTAGTAAAAAAATATAATTTATGTGTGACTCATAGTGGGGGCGGTTGTTTCCATGTTGACTATGTTTTGAATAATAAATTATCAGTATCAATTAATCCATTTAACGAAGATGTTGAATATGATGTTCCAAAGGATAAAAATACAAAATGTATTTTTGGCATTTATAATGAAGAAGGGGAACAGAATGAAACTTTTATTTCACCATTTGAAAATGGGTTAAAACAATTAGAAAAAATGAAAGGAGAAAAATAAAATGAACCTAAGTGAATATGTAAATTGTGAATTGTGTAATAAAAAGGAGTGGGAAAAAGCAATTCAAGAACAAAATGGACATCAACTTTGTTGTGAGTGTGATGGTTTATTTAATGATGAGGAACTAACAGAAAGGATAAAAGAAAATGGATAAATCAATAAAAATAGAAAATGCAAATAATGAGAAAATGTATCTTTGTAGTTGGAATGATGGAGATATTGTTGAAGTACATACAGAAAAAACATTAAGAAAAGAATATCAAGGAACTAATTTATTTGATGAGGAAAAAGATCCATTAGTTAATGACTCAATGTTTAATTGGTGTACTTTGATACCAACTAAAGCATATGACAAGGCAAGATCATTGGACGAAGTTTTTAAAAAGTTTAATGATGAGGAAAATTATTCTTTTGTTGGTTACACATGGCAATTGGATAATTGTAAAATAGAAAGGATAAAATAAAATGGCAAAAAATAAAAATGAGTGGGAGTGGGAAAGTCTTAAAATTGAGATTAAAGACCCACAAGGAAAAATACACACTCTAAATAGTGGAGACTTAGGGGACTTTTGTTTAAGTGCTTTATTTGATGAGATAACGGAATATGTAACAGAAAGAAAAGGGGTTTTAAAATGAAAAAATATAAAGTAACAGCGGGTGAAACAATTTACGTTGAATACATGACCGAAATTGAAGCAAACAATAAAAAAGAAGCAGAAAAAATTGCGTTAGATACATGCGCTTCAGATTATAAAAGCAGCGATTGGTCTAATTCGGCGGGTGATTTTACAATTGAAGATATAGAAGAAATAGAGGACTAAAGTTAAATGAAAAATAAAAAGAATTTACCAACTCAGGATAATATAAAAAGGCTCATGCAGCAAACTCTAAAAAATATCTTGAGTTGTGTAGGTGGAGTGTATTATAATAAATATAAATTAAAGTTAGAAAGGAAAAAGAAAAATGGCAAAAGAATATATCGTTGATGTAAAAGGTGTAGTTATCTCAGAGGATGAGTGGGACAATACTACAATTACAATAACTAGAAATGGTATATCTGATATCTTAGAGTTTGATAAGTCAGATATAGTTGAGACAAAAGAAAGTGAGGAGGAATGAAATATATAGATTTAGACTTTATAAAACCAAATAAAGATTGTGATCAATGTGATTTTATAAATGACTATTGTTGCTTTGAATGTGAGCATATACAAATAAAAGATAAACACCCAAACTCAATTTATACTAATAATTGTGAATGGATTATGAAAGAAAGTGAGGAAGAATGAAAAAATATAATACTATGAGAGATATTGGAAAATGTAGATATGTAGTTAACTATCATGATGGAATTAAAAAACATGAGGACGGAAGTGATTTTTTTGATATCGCAATTCAAAGCAATAAAATAAATCATAATAATTTTATTAAAAGACTTGTTAAAGAAGGGTACAAGGAAGGAAGATGAACATATTAGATTTAATTGGAATAGTTGTTTTATTTCTTTTGGTTGTGATTGGAACTATTGTTTTTATAGCGTCCGATATAATGACCAAAAAGGTTAAAAAAGAATTTTCTAAATTTAGGGGGGACAATGAAAATAAATCATAAAAAAGTGGAACAATTGAAATCTTTTGAGGGTGTAGAGTTGAAAGGTAATGAAACTTTTGATAAATTGTTGGAGATAGAGAAAGAACAAGAAAAGAAAAAATTAATAAAAGGGACGATTATCTGTAAGGCAAAGAAGTGCAATAATTATTTATACAAGAACCAAAGCACATCAAACAGAGAATATTGTTCAGAATGTTTATAAGCTCTAGTGTTGTATTTTTGCAACATGCTGCACTTATGCAACACAACCAGGAATTGAAAAAAAATTTATTTTTTTCTTGTAATATGTTTAGGGATAATATAGGAGTTTATGTATATGTTAAATTTTAAAAATATTAGAAAGGAGCAAAAATGATTGAAGATAAACAAAGAGAATACAGAGAAAGAGTATTAGCAGAAATAGAAAGAAATAAAGAAATTCAAAAGGAGAAAGCTAAAAAAAGATATAATGAGAAAAAAGATTTGAGAGAACTTAAAAGAGTTTTAAAGTTAAAAGAATTTAAAAAACAAAATCCAAATAAAAAATTAGTTACAAGATTAGTCTATAAAAATGGAGAGTGGGAGAGAATAGAAATTTGTCAACTTGAAGAAGACAATATTATAATTCAAGAAAAGAAAGCTAATAAGGAAAAATGGGATAGAATAAATAATTGGTGCGATAAACTTTCTAAAGCAAACATAGAAAGAAAACCAAAAAGATATTACAAACCACCACAAGATTTATCCGTGCATACTCACAGTAAATGTAGAGTGCCTGTATTTGCAAAAAGAAAGGGAGAGTGAGTGTCTGATAAAATTAAAATAGAATTAAAAAAAGAAACTATAAAACAATCTGCATCTATGGTTGATGTAATGATGGCAAATGGAAGTTTGTATGAAGATCACCCACTTGTTATTTTAATAAAGGAGATTGTTGACGAGTGTTTAAAAATTAAGAAAGGAGGTAAGAAAGATGGAAAAAGATAAATTAGATTTAATTAAAAAAATAATTACTTTGGTCGACACTAAAGAAGGTCTTAAAAAAGTCGAAAATGCAGTTGATGAAGTTTTAAGAACTCAATGGGACAAGGAGGCAAGAGAGAAAAAAGAGTTTGAACAATGGAGAAAGGAGAAAAACTCTAATTCTGAAATAGACTTACCTCTTTAAAATGAGTCTAAGGGCTTGGTAGTGTTACATGCCATGCCCTTAGTAATCTTTAATATATCCTGGAGGTAATATTAATTTTTCCTCTCTATTTGGTTTTAAAACAACTCTTATTGACGTATCTTTTGGGTTGTTGCTTTCATGAACTTCAATTCTTTTGATTTCTTCTAGATAACCTTTACTAGTCATGATGTAAATTCTTGCGTTACTAACAGCATTACCTCTCATACCATTAGCACCCTCAGTAAATTTATCTAAATATTCTTGTAAGTGTTTAACGAACATTTTTAGAAAGATCCTCTATTACTCTTTTATAGCCTTCAACTAAATTTTTATTTTGTTCATTTTCTGCTTTTATTTGTTTTAGCTGCCAAATCTCTTTCTTTTGTTCTTTAATCAACATTTTATAACCATTAAGAGTGTCTTGTAGTGTAGCTTTTTGTTTTTTTAAATGTTCTATTCTTTCCTCTAAATCGTTTGACCCTCTTCCATAAACTTTCATAGTTGACAATATAGGAGGGTTACCTTAAAAAGTCAATTATGGGTGTACCAAAAAGATTAACAGAAATGCAACAAAGGTTCGCTGAATTACTAGTTTTTGGTGATGAAAGTGGAGTATTAACGCAATCAGAAGCAGCAATTAAAGCGGGATATTCTCCCAAAAGAGCGAGGCAAGAAGGGTCTGAACTATGTAATCCAAGATTGTCTCCGCTTGTAGTGAAATATATCGGTGAGCTTAAAGAAGAAAGATTAAAAAAACATGAAGTTACTTACGAAGGTCATGTTGCAGAGCTTGCTCGATTGAGAGAAGCAGCTTTAAAAAAAGGGAGTTTTTCTTCTGCGGTAAATGCCGAAGCAAACCGAGGGAAAGCCGCAGGATTATACATAGACAGGAAAATAATAAAAACAGGAAAGCTAGAGGACTTATCAGAAGCAGAGCTAGAAAATAAAATGAAACAAATTCTATCAGACTACGAACCGCTTTTAAAAGCGAAAACTGTCGAAGGCGAGTCATCAGACATTAAATCTTCTGAATCTTCTTTACCCAAGCCCGAGGAATCATAGTTCTATCACCAAATTGATATCCATCTTCATCTTTATCGTAGGACGCAAATAATTTTATTGAGTCTTTATCTTTTGAATACAACCAACCTTCGTTAACAGGTTTAGCTAATTTCATTCTATCAAACTCTTTGTCTGTTGCCCAGCCCGAGTCACTCACACAGTCGATCCACTCCACT